AAAGAAATCGGCTTGTCAATGCGTGTTGTTCGTCAATACACCATCAACAACGACAGTATTCCTACTCGTTTAGATGTTCTGTACGGCTGGGCTCCACTATATCCTGAACTCGCTTGCCGTGTTGCAGCTTAATTTAGAAAGGAAACATAATGTCTAATCCAGGACCAGCAACCACCGTAACAATTCACCCTAACAACTTAGGCACAAACCAAGCAATTCGTTTGTTAGCCGTTGCTACAGGTGTAAACGTAAATGCATCAGGCGATACTGTGATGCCTATTATCAACTCTAGCAACTACTCTGTTTATCAGGTAATCGTTACTAATGCTTCAACTAGCTTAACTACTGCTACTGCTGCTGTTTACACAGCTCCAGCAAAGCAAGGTACAGCTATTGTTGCTGCTGCAACTGCATTATCAGGTAATACAGGTTCTACAGTTGTTAACCCACTTACTGTTGCATCAACAAACACATTAAGTGGTCAAAACTTATACTTCAACGTAGCTACAGCGCAAGGTGCTGCTGCTACTGCTGACGTATATATCTACGGTTACGATTTCAGCACTTATTCTTAATCGGTTTTAATTAAAAACCCCCTCGTAAAAAAGGGGGTTTTTTTAGCTTTTGTTGTATAATAAAACAACCAATTCTGGTTTTCTTTGCAAAGGAAAAATTATGCCGTAATCTACAATCTTGCGTGGTAACGTAAAAGATTATTTTGTCTGTAATCCAAGTTTAACCCCAACAGCAGTTACTGGCACTTCATCTAGCCAAACATTTACTGTTGCTGGTTTATTAACTACTGATATTGTTAACGTAAGTTATAACGGTGGTGCGCAAACTGCTGGTATTTCTATTGCTAACGATTATGTATCTGCTGCAAATATGTTAACTATTCAATTTATTAATTCTTCAGGTAGTTCTGCTACACCTGCTGCTGGTAATTATTTAGTTGAAGTATTGCGTACTGATGGACTTCCAATCGCAGTAAACGCTGGATAAGGATAAATCATGGCAAATACATCGGCATACCGTTTTGTAGGCCCAACAACTGCTATTACTGTTACCACATCTAGTTCTACAGCAGTCACAATTACCCCTAATGGTAATGACCAAGTAAACTTTTGTGGGTTTTTGAACACAGGAACTACCCCTATTGCAGTTACTATTGCCCCTGCGGTTCTTGGCACAACTACAACTGCACCTGCAGCCGTATTGCCTACTGGCGGTAATACTTCACAATCATTTGTATTAGGTGTGTCTATGTCTAGTCCGCAAGTAATGGTTGTACCACCAGTATTCTCAGTTACAGCAATAGGAACGGCAAATACATTGTATGTAATGCCTATGGTTGACCAAAACTAAGGAGTAGTTTATGGCTGATCCAGCATTAACGCAGGATCAAAACTTACTGCCTGTTCAAGCATATTTTAACTTGGATGGCAGTTTTAACACGTTTATTGGTCAAGGTCAGCCATTTTATGCAACGGTAAACCCTAGCCAATCAGGGTTAAATATTACCAATAGCACGATTAATAGTACGACAATCGGTGCTGTAAACCCTTCTACTGGTGTTTTTACTAACATATCTACTAATACAGGATCAATTAGCACAACACCGTCAAATGCTTCAGACATTGCTAATAAGTTTTATGTTGATACTGTTGCACAAGGATTAGGCCCTAAAGCTGCTTGTCAAGTTGCAACAACGGCAAATATTACATTAAATGGATTGCAAACGATTGACGGCTATACAACATTAGCTGGTGACAGAGTATTAGTTAAAAATCAGTCATCAAGTCAATATAACGGTATTTATGTTGCATCTACATCTGCTTGGATTCGTGCAGTTGATATGGATGTGTGGTCAGAAGTACCAGGTGCATATACAGTTATTTTAAATGGTGGGCAAGCTGACACAGGTTGGGTATGTACTGCAACACAATCAGGCACAATTAATGTTACAGCAATGCCTTGGGTACAATTTTCAAATGTAAATACTTATTTTGCAGGGACAGGATTAACCTTATCAAGCAATACATTTAGCATTACAAATACAGGTGTTACGGCAGGATCGTATGGCTCTGCAAGTAACACACTAAGTGCTACAGTTAATGCTCAAGGTCAATTATCTGCTTTATCAGCTCAAGCAATATCTATTGCGCCTAGTCAAATTAATGCAACCATTCCAAATTCAGGATTAACGAATAGCTCGATTACAATAAATGGATCTGCTATATCACTAGGTGGTAGTGCAACTATCACAGCGAATACTCCTAATGCGTTGACAATAGGAACAGGATTATCTGGCACAAGTTTTAACGGTTCTTCGCCAGTAACGATTGCAATTGATTCAACCGTAGTCACGTTAACAGGTACACAGACTTTAACAAACAAAACGCTAACAAGCCCTGTAATCAGCACAATTAGCAATACAGGTACTTTGACATTACCGACATCTACCGACACTTTGGTAGGTCGTGCGACTACAGATACATTAACAAATAAGTCCATATCTGGCTCAACGAATACAATTACAAACATTGGTAACGGTTCGCTGACCAACTCAAGCATTACGATTGGTTCTACGTCAATTAGTTTAGGTGCAACTGCATCAACGCTAACAAGCGTGACGATGGCTACTCCAACCATATCGAGTTACGAAACTTATACGGCTATATCTGCGCCTACTTATAATGCAGGTCGTTTATGGTATGACAGCACACAAAACGCATTAGCGTATTACAACGATGTAACAAACAATACTTTGCATATTGGCGAAGAAATCCAATTAAAAGTTTATAACAATACAGGATCGACTATTAATATTGGTCAACCTGTATATGTAACTTCAACAAGTAGTGGTTACACTTATCCTAACGTGGCATTAGCAATTGCAAACAGTTTAACGACAGGAAACGTCATTGGTTTGGCAAATCAAGCTATTCCAACAGGAACGGCAGGGTATGTAACAACAATTGGATTGATTCAAGGAGTAAATACTGGTAGTTATACCGTTGGCGATACTCTTTATTTATCTCCTTATTCTGCTGGGTTTTATCAAAATACAATCCCACCGACAGGATATGCAATCAAATTAGGTACGGTTGCTTATGTAAACTCAACAACAGGTGCAATTTACGTTAATAAGAGCATTTTAACAATTCAAGCTGGTAATATTGTCGGACAAGTAGCACTTGGAAATGGCGGTACAAACGCTAATTTAACTGCATCTGCTGGCGCAGTAGTTTATTCTACGGCAAGTGCATTAGCATTATCAGCAGTAGGGTCTACAGGTCAAGTATTGACGTCACAAGGTACTTCAGCACCAATTTGGTCAAATAACGCAGCAACAGTTAGCGTTACAGACGATACATCAAGCAATACAACAGAATATCTTACGTTTGCTCGTCAAACAACTGGCACTATTAATACGCTTTATACAGCCAGTACACAGGTTAAATTTAATCCAAGCACAGGTATATTTATTGCGCCCACATTTAGCGGTTCTTTAGCAGCGTCAAATTTAACAGGCACTACTTTGCCTAGCTCTATTGTTACGTCAAGCCTTACAACGGTAGGAACAATTGCCACAGGTGTTTGGAACGGTACAACGATTGCAACAGGATATGGTGGCACAGGACTTACAACATATACTACTGGCGATATTTTATACGCATCTGCGACAAATACATTATCCAAATTAGCTATTGGTACAAATGGTTATCATTTGACTGTAACAAGTGGTTCGCCAGTATGGAAACCACCTTATGTAAGAACATCTTTTACTGCTACTGCAGGTCAAACATCATTTACTGCTACTTACAATGTTGGATATGTACAAGTATTTATGAATGGTGTTTTATTAAATGGTGCAGATTACACGGCAACTAATGGAACATCTGTTGTGTTATCTGTGGCTGCAAATGCTGGTGATATTGTAGAAACAATTGCATATAATGTTTGATTGGAAAATAACTAAAATAAGTACTGAAAATGATTTAATTAGTCATGCTCATTATATTTGTAAATTAATAAATGAACCTTTAGAAGTGGCAACTGAAGGTACTTGTTATTTTTCGGACAAAAAACCTGTAGATCAAGTGCAAGAGCAAGATATTGTTGATTGGATTGAGAAAGAATCTATGCAAAACGGTGTAAGTACAATAAAATTAAGGTTACAAGAACAGATGAAAGCCTTAGAAAATGAGCAATCTGTAGCTTTGCCTTGGCTTCCTAAAACATTTAAATTGAAGGACTAAATATGGCAGTTAATTTATCGCCAGTCGGTGGAGCAGCAGCCCAATTCTTTGACAATAACGGTATTCCGCTATCAGGTGGACTACTTTATACTTACGCTGCTGGTACATCTACACCTTTAGTAACTTATACAACACAACAACAAACTGTAGCAAATTCAAATCCAATTGTTTTAGACTCAGCAGGTCG